CTAACGGGTCCTCAGTAGGGATTGTGAATTCAATCCACACTGCTGTGCGACCTTTAGTTAAAAAGGATAGAGGTAAGAAATTACCAAAACCTTCTTCGAAGGAGACAAAGGGTGATAATGGATTAAATCCATCGTCTGGCTACATAGGGAATACTAGATTTGATCTACTAGTTCCCATATTTATGAAGGACCTCGGTAAAATATTTACCGAAGTCGAGCTGAAGTACTTCATCACTGAGACAGTGAGACGACATGACGCTTTAATAAAGAATCATGGTATCGTCGAAGGAACCGACAAATGGAAGATATTAACTTCCTATGCGACGGCACTCCTAGAAGGTCGAAGTGTCCGGAATCCAGACTGGGTTTCGACAGGGCGTAAGGATAAATGGCCTACAAAATTAAGCCACTTACGGCCCTTATTCCATTACATTGTTGATAACAATGGAATAGAAAAGGAAGAAGTCCACATTTGTGAAATGAGACGACTCCTTAATACTCTATTCAAATTGAATCGAGTATGTTCAGCTAATCGAACTTTGGCTTCATTGAAAGAACTGAAGACAAAATTCAAATTACAACCAGAAATGGTTGGGCGCTTCGAGCAATTTGCCCAGAGGCGCTTAACCAACGTCCGAGAGAGAATAACTCTGACGGATATGTCCTTTGATTTATTCCTTGGTCCTAGTAATGGCCCCAATGGGGTTCCAAAGCTGGAATCAGCGAGGGAAGAGGCAGCATATCTGGTAAGAAACAAAGAAATGTACGAAGCTATCAAAGAGATGTGTATTATTACAAATAATAATGCATTCTTCGAGTTCTTTAGACTTAGGTCTGAAGAAGCTAAAGGGAGTCTAGATTCCGTTATTATAAGGAAGTTAACTAGTATTCCCGATAAAGCCAATAAGAGTAGAGTAATCGCAATTTGCGATTTCTGGACTCAATGTATATTTAATTCCGTCGAGGCGATCGTTGTGAAAATAACAATGCAACTCTATAATAGAAATTGCTGTTTCTTTTCACACAGCTCCGGCTGGGATGACATTCAATCTCAGACGAAGGAGGTTAAGGAACGACTCGTATCGTTAGACGCTACAAGTTGGACTGATAACCTTCCAGCCTCATTACAATTCATCGTAATGAAGGCTCTGTTTGGACAAAAGCTAGCCAATGCTTGGAAAACATTGGTTGTCGATTGCCCCTGGTTCGTACGTCCAAAGACCCCACCCATATATTATGGTAAGGGCCAAGGGATGGGTACAAAGGGAAGTTTCGCAATAGCGCAACTTACCGACCTCATCTTTCTAGAGTTTTCTCTAAGTGAACTCTATCCAGATGAACCTCTACCCTACTTTATGAAAGTCGGAGATGACCTAGTCATTGAAGATCCTAAGATGCTTATGCATGATAGGTATAATGAAATAGGGGTCCCAATAAATCTGTCCAAGAGTAAGTTCAAAACTTCTCTTGGGACGTTTACGGAATTTGTTTCTAGAAATTCATGGAATAATTCAGATTATTCTATAATTTCTCCAGGGCTAGTTTCTAAATTTATTAGAAACGACCATTACGGTCCTACTTTATATCATCATATGATAGAAAGGAAGTCTAACATATCTTTT